GCCGTTTTACCGGCGATGTTGCCATCAGTCCAAGAGACGGAAGAGAGAAGAGAGGGAGAAGACTCCAGCGTTTCTCGGAGCACGTATATATGACGGGCGGCGAACTGTCTCCTTTGAAGGAAGTCAGAATAGGTGGAGCTAGCCAACTTCGGCAAGAACCGGCGCGGGACCGCGGGGACCTTAAGATTCCTCATCGATCGACGCACCGACCCAAGCCGTGTGGCCTGTCTACCACCCAAGATCCGAGCCCCTGGGATCATCGCCCTGTACCACGCCCACATACGTCCACCCACCAACCGGTCCACCTGGTCCTCCGTCCGAGCGACACAGGCGCCCAGCCTGCCTTCCCGCGCGTACCGAACACCGTCCTGCTCAATCTCCTTCAAACAGAGAGAGCGAACGTTAAGTTCGGCGTCCGCCGTCCAGATCCGACCCATGGCATACCGATACTTTCCGGTAGCCATATAGGCTTGCAGCATCTGCCGCAGGACCTTCGGAGCACTTTGGACACCGCGCGAGAATCCCCTTGGATGCATGAACCCTGCGCCACCCATCTCCCGCGGAGCGAACAGAGAGATTCCGTATCGACGGATCTTCTGACATATCCGCGAATTCACCGACAGAACCATCTTGGCAAGCGCCCTTCTGCGCGCTTCATTGGTCTCGTTCAAAACAGCGAACGAACCAGGACCAAGAGTGATCTCTGCCGGCTGAACCCCTCCCGCTTGCGGTTTGGGCATCAGATGGCGCACAGGGACATCATCATGCAACTCCAAAGAGTAGCACCTAGGCATGAGTTGGCGGGGAAGGAAAGCCCCGAGAACGCGCAGCCGCTGATGAGGAAAGTATTGGCCGACAGGCCTCCGCACGAATGTGGATTCGGCGAAGACCGCCCCCGTCGGCGAGCGAAAGCTCTTAAGAGAGTGCGGCGAGCCTCCATAGGCCCTAACCGTACTTTCATACCGATCGCATTCCTCACGGCTCCACGAGACCAGGAGGTCATCGCCGCGCAATACCATGGCTGGTTGAAACCGTTCCGCACGATCGCGGGATTCGGCCACCCAAAAGTGTTGGACGACGGACAGAATAAACCAGCTCAACGGCATACCCATCGGTATCCCACTGGTAGACCTGACCCGCCGCCCATCTGGATAGACCAAGTCCAATGGTCCCAGACACTTAAGGCCGATCGACCGGATCTCCGAGTTGGGACCACATTCCAACCCGGCGCAGATGCCCTCCCACGCGGCAGCTGCGAGACGGTGCGAGAAGAGATCGGTTGCCCGTTCCAAATCGGCAGAAAACAGGATGTCTCCTGTAGACCGCTCGAAGAGGTCGAGGGCCCGTTGTCCCTTCTTCAACTCGTGACCAACATCCATGTTGGGCACCCGTTCCAGAACCGGCCAAACCAGCTTGCGCACAGCGTCGCCTGCCAACACGAGTGCTGCAGGACCTGTCGTCACGACACGGACCTTCCCTCCAAGTTCCCCGAGGGCGGTCACCCGGCACGACGGGGTAACGAGTTCTTGAGCATCCTTAAGACCCCGGTCAACAATCATCGTGAGATCCCAATCCGGGACTCCGATGCCGGGCATATCAAGGTCGAACTCTTCACCCCACATGTCGTTCGCCAGGTCAAGCATGTCAAGACGTGCAGCTTCCCGCAAGGCAGCCAGCGCGCCTCCTCTCAGTCTCGGAGCCTCAGTAGCCGCAGTCGCGCGCAGCTCCACTACGATGCCAGACGGCAGCCGTGTGCCATAGGCCAGATCACGGGCGTGATGGTAGAGCTTATCAAGCATCTCATCGGATATAGATCCGCTGTCCTCACGAGTGAAATCAGCATAATGCTGTTCAACCGCTCGAGCGATCTTCTTCCGAGACGCAGGTGGCAAAGCTCGTCCCAATCGCGCCCACTGGGCACACGACGATCGAGACGAAAACGTCCCGACCAATGCCGGAGAGTCCAACCCACGGGGAATTACCGCCGGTTTGGGATATTCGCTCTTCACGCCACGGGCCCGCACCCACGTGCACCACTCTTTCAGGGTGTTATTCACGTAGTCGGTGCCACAGGCAAGAGTCGATTGAATCAACCAAAACCGGAATTCCTCCACGGCCCCTGCCAGGTTCAGCCCACCGCGTTTATCGTTAAACGGTTTGGGCAACCCGCGCACGGCCTTCGGGAAGACTGCTACCAAACACAGTCGGAACGCATCGTACGTCCGCTGCGCATCTCGCAGCAAAGCTGCGCGACGCTTGCTCCTCTTGACCCCTCTCCTATCTACCTTCCGTCCAGAACTTTGGACAACATTGGAACCGTTAGCAGCGGTCCAGACCTGAAGTTTCCTCCAGAGCCCAGCTCGCCGTTTCACCAACGGTCCCAGAGGAAACACAGGGAGTTCACTAACAGAAACAGGTAACCGATACAACCGGGAACCTGTTCTCTGCTTCGTGGCCATCTGTG